GATATGAACCAGGATTTCTCCTTAGAGTGGAGTGACTTACTTAGTCGAGGCCAGCGTTAGTCGGAGACAAGAAGTGAAGAGTCTATGTTCCCGCACCAGCGTAATGACGGAATCGAACCGTCCGGTTCAAAGTACCAGTTTGATGTAAACCCTTCTAGCATTCTCCTAGTCTAGGTGGAGGGATTTGAACCCCCAACGTCATGAACCCAAATCATGCGGACTACCAAGTTGTCCTACACCTAGATGTATCGTTGACTAGGCCCCATCCCACCCGTGTTTGAATGGGATGGGGCTTTCGTCTTTCTATTGGTTCAAGCGCCGTCGACCGTTTGTTTGGTCATGACGGGACCACTCGATGCCTCCCCTGGGTATCGAACCCAGCCCCACGGCTTTTCAGACCGTTGCTTCCACCTGGTTAGCTTGAGAGGCGTTTTCGGTATCTATCCTGTATACTTTGCCTGGCAGCGACCAGCACTGGCTGACAATCCGTATTCAACATGCCCAGCCTGAAGATCCAGTTTCCCAGACTCCAGTTCCCTGTGATGCCGCCTCAGTGGTACACATTCCGTACTCGTCATCAACTCCAACACAGAGTTGGAGTCTAGAGTAGTACTAGTGATTCCCACGCGCCTAAATTGGCTATATACTCGACACCAACGATTCATGTCTAGTTTCATGGCCAGGGATGTGCCTACCTGGGTACAAGAGCTTCGAACATCTGTTCACGAAGACCCAAGGACACGCCCTGAGATAGTCTGCACAGACTCAAAGACATCCTGCGTATTCCCAACGGCTTGGTTCAGCATCGCACACTGAAGACCCACCAGCCTCCACAAAACGAAAAAACTGTCAACTGACCCAGGACTTACAACACAGAACAAGACACCGAAGCACTCTCGGAGGGACTCGAACCCCCAACATCAACGTTCGTAGCGTTGCGCTCTTCCTTTGAGCTACGAGAGCATCTACACAAGGTAGCCATCTTATCGAGGGCTGTCAAGAGCACGTCGTCGAGGAATCGAACCCCGCACGGTCGGTTTTGGAGGCCAACCTGTGCCCAGCACGCGACGTATGTGGGTACGAGCTACGCTCCTGTGTCTACCCGGACACCCTACACCAATCAGTAGGCTACATTGGTGCCCTATCATGCCGTTCAAGCAATCAAGGACATAGCTGGGGTAGGAGGATTCGAACCGCCATAATCTCGGTTAACAGCCGAGCGCATTGCCAGTTGATGCTATACCCCAATGTGGAACTACTTGCGTAGTTCCTTGCGAAACATTCTTCCTATTCAGTTGTCAGTGAGCTTGATGTACCAGAGGCCGGAGCGAACCTCAATAGAGCACTGGTACATGGGCTTTCATTCGAGGAGAGGGATTCGAACCCCCATAGACAGAGTCAGAGTCTGTAGTCCTGCCGTTGAACGATCCTCGATCGGTGGCCAGGGAGTTGAACCCTGCTAAGTCTGGTTAAGAGCCAGATGCATCAGCCGCTCTGCCAACCACCGGTTTTCTCTGCGACGGGCCTATTGTAAGTCGCTCAATCTGCCCGTCAACTGCTGCTTCGTCGTTTTTCTTACTCTGAACTTCGTTGTGTCGTTGTCTGAAAGTACTAAGGCCACTCTGGTTTCCCGGAGTGGCCTTGTGTACTTCACGAGTATAGACTACTCAAGGTCACAAGGCCGCACTCTCCCATGGCTGGCGCTTATTGCGTGCGGGGATGGAGGCATAGGTCACCGCATCGCTATGCGAGATAGCGAGGAAGGAATCGGCGATGTAACCTACGAATGTGAGCATCTGCGGAGTATCCCACGGCCTTTTGAGCCTGTCAAGTAGTCTTGGTAACGTCTTGGTCGATTTCTCGAAGTGCGTTGACGATTTCATGCTTCTTGCGACGCGTGTGTTCGATTCTATTAGCGAATCGACGATAGCCCTTCACCATGACTGTAGGCACAGAGCCGTCGTTCGTCTTCTCCAACTGAGTAGAGATTGCACGAAGCATGTCTGGAACGCGAGCAAAGGTGTTCTCGCTCAAGAACATGGAAGCTGCTGCCAGTTCACCTTGGTAGGCATCGTAGAGCGCTTCCATCTTGTTCAGATCTGGATCTTCCTCTTCAGGTTGGCCCATCGCAGCCCACAGAGCTTCGATGAACGCAAGAGCATCACCTGCAGCTTCTAGAGCCTCCGCATCGAGCTTCTTGACCTGACGTTCCTCTTCAGTATCGTCGTCCTTGATGCCAGCTGCGATGTTGTCGAGGCGCTCTCTGTAATCCTCGAACTTAGACATGGTCACTCCGACGCCGGAGCCGCCTCAACTACTGTGGCAGTAGTTGCTGGGTCGCTGCTCAGGTACTTGCTGATGCACTGCTCAACAAATGACGAGAAGCTGAGGCTCTCTGTCTTTGCCTGAGTCTTGGCACTCTCGTAGAGCGACGGCGTGATCGTGATGCTGGTACGGGTCTTGGTTTCCTTGGTTTCGTCAGACATGGTCCCTCTCCTATCGAACTACGGATTCTAGTACAGGTGATGTGAGCCTGTCAAGCAGGAATCACACCCACAAAAAGTGGTGAGGAGCGCTAACCTGCGGGCTGAGCTGCGTCGCAATCTCAAGTGCGATCTTGGCACGCTGTTCAGGCTCATGGTATGCAAGAGCAAGCATGGCTCCCAATGCATAGTCCTGCCCAGCACCAATGGAGCAGCACTCCAGCTTGGAGCGGATGATTGAGAAGTCTTCTTGCATGATGTACGCCTTGCCGTTCAAGGCAAAGATGAACGACGAGTCGTGTGTCTGTTGATTAGTGTCCATGTCCTTCAACAGCGCGCCTTGCTTCTCAAACGTCGAGCGGATGGCTGACGCGATGCTGACAAGGTACTTCTCGTCTGATTGGTTCTTGCGCTGCTTCGGAAACCTGGTCTCGTGCTCAAGTACCTGTGCTGGTCGCAAGCCGCCGGCAAACCCAATAGCAAAGCCGTCATGCACCTTGAAGTACTTTGGACGATCAATCACGTCTCGAATCATCGCACCGCCAAGAAAAGAGTCGGAACCCAGAAGAACACGACCTTCATGTTCGATTGCGATGATGCACGTCATGTGTCACCCGTAAAGCTTCTTGAGGTGGTCTTGTGTGACGCAACGCATGGCACCGTAGTAGCCGTCCTTCGCATCATCCAAGACAATCACTCCACGCCAGTACATGTGGAAAGTACCCTTGTTCCAACTCTCCACGAACTTCGGGTGAGTGTAGCAGCCTGCTGAGATGCCAACAACCTTCGTGCCGTCTGGTCGAGTACGTTCACACCAGTCGAAGACATGGTTGTGGCCAATGACCGCACTCTTCAGTAGAAGTCTGGTCATTGTAGCTGCAACGTTCATACCGCTGATGGGACGTCCACCTACACCGGAGGCGAAGTGGTGAGACATCTGGAAACCGGCAACGTTCACAGAGTCCTGATACGGGATAACTTCCCAGCCAGCGTCTGCGTAGCCCAGGTCGTTCATACCGATGGTGCCATCCAACTCAGCGTGGTCGTTGATAGCACGGTTGATTCGGTCCTCATGGTTACCTAGCAGCATGACCTTCTTGGGCTTGTACTGCTGCTTGCGACGCAACCTAAGGCCTTCGTTGTAGACCTCTGTTGGTCCCATCATCATGGACATTGCATCGCGTGCTGCGTCAACGTCCTTCTTGTAGCGGCGACCTTCGAAGCTCTTCTTACCCTTGTCGTAGCCAGACAAGGAAGGCATGTCAGCGAAGTCGCCCAAGCATACGAGGGTGTCTGGTCTCTCCTCTGCAATCAGCTGACCTAGCCAGCTGAATCGTGTATTGTCGAACTGCGGATGCGCGTGTGCATCTGGGATGATGAGTACCTTCTCTCCAGCCATTTTTCCTCATACTTGGTGAACGTACTACCGTATGAGCACGATAACGTAAACGGTAACACGGTGTCAAGCAAGATCAGAGATGAAAACCGAGAATAGCAGCGAGTGCGGTCACCAAGCTCATGGCAGTTGTTGCCAAGATGCCGATCGCCTTCCAGCGCTCGGCCTTTTGTGCTGGAGTATACGTCTCACTGAGTTGAGCACTCATAGCCTTGACGTCCTTAGCCACGCCAGACACAGTAGCTTCAACTGTGGAGATTGACGTCTTCAGAGTAGCTATGTCGTGACGAAGGTCGCTAACCTGTACAAGCAGAGCAGGCTGACCATTTCCAGTGGATACTGTCTTGATCAGGTTCTCTACCTTTGTAGAGACACCATCCAGCACAGCGCCTTGCGCAGCCGTTGCCTTCATGTGCTCTGCTAGCCTATCGTCCTGCCTAGATAGGTTCTCCTGCAGTTGAGACAGGACGAAGCTAAGGCCAACGTCGTTGCTTGACGGCATACACGCGCTCCTACAAGGAAGTGAAGTTCGCGTGTAGTTTAGCGTGTATGCGCGACGCAAGCAATCAGGAAGTAGTAGGGCCCTCAGTGTCCTTTGAATCTACCAGGTCTACTACCTCACACACGCCTCCAGCACACGCCAAGGTCTGTGTTCCTGCCGTATTATCGTCACTCTCGTAGTTACTCAGCGCGGACCAGTCGACCTCCTTCGGCATGGCTGCGAGCAGCTTGTTGTACTGTTCCTCAGTAATCTCCTCATACGGAGCCTGCTGATAGATGTGATCAGAGTGTGGAAGGAACGAAATACCCGACACAGCGTCGAAGTTGTTCCAGATCCAGTTACCAATCTCCAGGTACTCACTGTCCTTGTAGTAGACAGTGATCGACGGCTTGTGCTCACACCACCACTTCTGGTACGCCATCCACAGCTTCAGCTGATGCATGGCTCCTACTTCCTTCGTAACCTGTGCCCCAGCAGGTGCCTTCATCGGGAAGGAGAAGACATACACGGATGGGTTCATCACGTCGTCTTCCACCGGGAAGCCCCACATGCGCATCATCTCAGCAAGTGGGTCCTTCTTGTCACAGCGCACACGACGAATGTAGTGCTGCGAGAATCGTGGATGGATACCAGACGCAGCGTCAACCAACTGGCTCACAGTGCCGGATGGCTTCACACATGTGATAGCAGCCGACACAGGGATGCCAAGACGTGTGGCGTACTTCTGATTAGTCTCGTACGCAACTCCACGAAGAGTCGTCAACCAGTGGTCTAGTTCCCAACTGTCTGGATTACCGAGCACAGGGTGGTCCATGATACCAGTCATCGACACACCAAGAAGGCGTTCCTCCTCGGTGTTCTTCTTCCAGATCGGACGGAGGTAGCGGAACTCCACCATCGTTGACTGCAGCGTCCCGAGCATCGTTGCGAACTCGACCTTACGCATCAGGTCTTCAAGCGTGTCTGTCGCACGTACGATGACTTCGCTCAGGTTACAGAACTGGTTAGGACGCAGGATAATCTCAGAGCACGGATTCGTACCGAATTCCACGTTCGGATCACGACGTCCATTGCGTGCTGCCTGCTTCTTCGACGCTACACGTGAGAAGATGCCACGTTCACCAGACTTCGACTCGTAGAGCGACATCCACTCCTTGAGGAAGACCTCGAACTCAGGGCGCTCAGTGTAAGCAGCCGAGTTGTTCGCAAGCGCACGGTGTGGGGACTCCTGCCACCACTGACCACTCTTAGCAAGCCTCATACGGTCATCAGACAGGTTCGAGAGGCTGATCAAAGCAGATCGACGCACACCACCCACAACCACGATGTCCGCAATCTTGCAGCACAAGTCATGGCACTCTAGGGATGTGAGCTTACGCCCTGCTGCACGCTTGAACATCGCAACGGCAAAGCGGAATAGCTTGTCGAGCGGTTCAGGGCCTGAAGCACGACCACCAAAGGTCTTCAGTCGTGCGCCCGATGGTCGAACCTTACTCATATCCCACTTTGGGATGAGTCCGTTATATAGGAACCCGATCAACTCCTTGAGTGATCGTGCCCAACCAATCTTGGAGTCGGCTACTACTATGACAGTATCAGTGTCGTGGAATGTGTCAGCCACCTCAGGCAGCTTGTTCACATACTGACGCTCAACACTGTAGCCGACACCTGTGCCACACATGAGGATGTACATCAACTCATCAAAGGCACGTGGGTGGTCGATCGGAAGGTACGAGCAGTTGTAACCTGCCACGTTGTCTCGTTCGAGCGCCTTGCCTGCAGTCATCATGCAGCGCATAGACGGCATGACGTCGAGCTTGTAGATAGCGTTCCGCAGGTCGTCCCATTCTTCTGGAAGAAGGTCACCTAGCGTGTTCTCGCCAATCTGCTTCTTGAAGAAGCCGATGTACCTGTCTACAGTCTCGTCCCAGGTCTCCCTGCGACCTTCGTCATCAAGCCAACGTGAGTACCTGGATAGGTGGATGAACTGAGAATAGAGTGGCATGGACGTGCCACTAAAAGCCGCCGTCATGGAAGTCACCTCAATGGAAGTACTCGGGATATGAAGCACGAAGGGACGAGGCCAGCTTCTGTGCCTTCCCGTGGGTCAGCTTGAGCAGTACCTCGTCCCTAGATGTCAGACGGACGATTGTAACAGACTCAACCTGACGGTGCACTCCTACGTTCTCGAAAAAGTACTCTGAAGACTGTTCCTGAATAGTTTCAAGTACTTGGACCAACGGTTCGACCTCCCACTCAGTCAGAGTGAGACCAGGCATTCCCTCTTGCGTGAAGTACACCTTGGCACATACATCGTTCTCGCCAAGGACTCTCTTCACCGTCAGCTTCATCACATCTCCTTGTTGTACAAACGCTGTACGAGGATGATGCCAATCAGCATGAACACTACGTCGATGGAGAAGAGCAACCAGTCGTGGTGCTGACCGTGGTAGCCTGCGGCACCCATACCGATTCCAACCATTCCACCACAAGTGGCAGCCTTGTGGATGAGTTCACCACGAGTCTTAGTCATAGTCCGAGCAACTTCCTTTCATCAGCGGTGAGCTTCTGGAGCACAGCTTCCTTACGAAGACGAAGGTCTTCCTGCAGGTCATGACACCTGTGTGTGATGTCGTCTCCGATCGCGTAGAAACGCACGGCACCATCTCCGTCAGACACACGAAGAGCCTTCACAGGCACCTTACTCACGGCGTAAGCCCAAGAGCTTGTAGAAGTCTGAACCCACTCTTCTGCATCTCGCCGTACTTCGAAGTACTTGACAGGGAACGAATGGTACCCATCACCCGTGTCGACTACTAACGTGAGGTCTACCACACGATACTCGACGTTCTCGTCACCTGCCTTCAACGCTTCCATGATGGCTCCACAGTAGTATCCCACTCGGGACAGAAGTACTTGAGACCCTCAGGGCACTGCACCACAAGACCATACTTGCGGTACATGCCGAACACATGCTTGTCGTCCTCGAAGAAGACGAACCGATCGACAGACGGAACAAGACGATAGTCCTTGATCAGCAGTTGGAGCAGGTGTTCCTTGCACTGCGAAGCCGGAACGCTATCCATCGACTCTGGGCGCATGTACAAGTGCTCGCTCCACTTGTCGTCACCAGGCCACGCAAAGTGCGTCGACAGCCACTGCTCAGTTGGCAGCCGCAGCTTCTCGTTCCTACCTGTGATGAAATGGAACTTCATCTTCATCTCACGGAGGTGCTTGATGAGGCGCTGAGCATCCGCGATGGGCTCGTCCTTCAGCAACAGCTCCGGAGACAAGAATGCATCCCAACAACGCTGTGGCGTGTGGTGCTTATCATACCCGCACGACGGACATGGCGCTCGATGGCCGTGGCCTTCTACCAAGGTACCACAAAGCTGGCAATGCTTGGTTAGGAGCACAGCTCTGTGGTCGTTGTTGGCGATCGTGCTGTCGATGTCGAAAACGAAGATCGTCTTACTGAGGTGGCTCATACGAGCATTGTAAGTACGATCATACCGAAGTCAACGGATCGCGGCACCGATTCTGTCTGCGTCATCTGGCATGATGTGTTGTCGTGGACTAACAACAGCGGACCAGTACATGATCGACTCACTGTCACGATCGTGACTTAGTCCAAGACAATGACCTAGTTCGTGAATAGCAACTGGTACAGCAGTCTCGGAGTTCACTTGGTAGTCGAAGAGTATCATACAGTGGCCTGCACGACCCGTGACCGTGTTCCATGTAAGCTCGTTCTCTCCTAGGATCGTGACGACCGCAAAGTCTGAGAGTGCTTCTTCGTTGTAGTCGCTGATGTCTACCAGCATGGTTCCAAGTTCAGCACTAGATACGGTGATGGTACCACGAGGAGCGTAGACAAAATGACCGGAGTTGCCGCTTAGCTCATACACTGACAGCAGTTCTGCTCCAACGGCAACGTTCCACTGCAGTGCAGCACTACGAACCGCATCCTTCAGTACTTGTGGAATAGTGTCATCAACGTAGACTACTACGGGAGTAGTCTGCCAATGAACCACTTCTCCCGGAGGACGTGTAGGGCTTGGTGGAATGCAACCACAGAGTAGGACTACCAGTACTGCTACAATGATTCTGGTCATAGTCATATTGTGCATCTGATCAACTCACCAGTCAACGTTGGAACCTAGATTCACGCTCCTGGAAGACGACTGGATCAATATATGGCTTCAGAGTAGATTGTCTAGTGGTGTGAGCAAACTCAGAGTGCAATAAGTGGTTAGATATCCCACAGTGCTTCAGAGTAGGTAACGTCATGTGCCTCAGGCGTGGGTGGAGGCAGTATCGTTGCAGGAGGTGCGCTTTTACCTTCTACGAACCACTTCTCAAGGGAACACAACTTGCCAAGCTCGTGACGGACTTGCTTGTTGGTGTAAGCACTGACAGAAAGCTGACGCTCAGTGATGACCCAGCTGCGCACGTCTGCCGCCTGCACAATCAACGGTGCACCTATCGCGATTGCAAAGACGTGTGGGTTGCCGAACTTGGCCACAATCCAACGTCCACCACCACCGGTGTTCCAATAGGCGCCACCAACCGCTCTAAACTGGTCTGGGAGCGACTGCCCCGGAGGGGTTGAGGCGTGGACTAGGAGGATGCTGCCAGGGCTTTCTAGCCACGTGTAGCCGTCGTCGTTGATGTCGTGCTCAACGCCGTTCAGTTTGACCTTCATACGTCCCAAGATGACTCTCCTTCAATGCTCACACCATTCTCGCGTGCAAAGAAGTCACCCTGCGACTTCTTGTCTGCGAAGTACTCCTCGCAATGCTTCACCAAGCCCTCTAGCTGGCTACGTGTCCATGAGTCACTTCCAAGGCGTTGTGCTTTCATCACGAAGAACCTGTTGCTAGGTGGCTGCTGCGCTAGTGTGACGTATCCATAGATGGTACTATCTGACATGCAATGCCATGTCATCAAGCGTATGAGACCCGTGTCTGTGTCTCTTTCTAGATGATTCAGCTCGGCTCGGATTCCGTTCCCAAAGTTGTATGTATACATCATACCTCCACATACGTATCTACACCTCCGTCGTTGTCATTCATTGTAGGTCGTTTCTATTAGCGTTGAATCGTATGATCCCTCTACTACTCTTGGAGTAGAACCCTAGTCGCTTAGTATGGTCGATCGGGACCTATAAACGACTTCGGGGAGGTGGCTACTAATGTAACCAGCCTCCCCGATACTGCAAGAGTACGATCAAACGTGATCCACTTCACACTGCCCAAGAAGCATCTTCAGATGCTTCTTCCACCCTGTGAGAGTCAATACAGTAGTACGCGAACACCTCTGCAAGGACTTCGAAGTAGGTAGTCACTCCTGCATCCAACTTCATGAACCGTCCATCAGGATAGATGAGGATGTCGGTCACGCCAGACGGTTGTCTGGTCATCAGGATACGAACAGTTTCCTTGGTCTCGAAGACTTCGATCCGGTAAGGCCACACACCTTCTAGTGGTATCTTGTACTCGACAATGTATGTAGTGAGCTTGACGATGTTCTTCTCGGATGTCTTGGAGGAGACCTTGGTGATCTTCAAGCCGCTGAACTCGCCCTCCAAGTTCTTCAACTTGTCAAGTGCGTCGTACCAAGCCTTCGCTGCCAAGTGCTGTGCGTTCATACGTGCCTTCTGGATGTTGTCTTCATCCATGCTCTTGAAGAACTTGCCCTTGTTGCTCTCATTAGGCATGCATCACCTTACGGCCGAAGGCCGATCCCCGAACCTCTTTTTATATTACTACTATCAGACTATCCAGGTGGCGTCAGCAGCATCCTCACTGGGACTGGGCGTGAGTGCTCCAAACTGTGGTGCGCAGTCGAAAAGCACGTGACAGGCGAGGGCTACGTTGATGGGCGCCACGGGTTGTTCTGAGGCGCTTACCCAGCAGATCTTACCGTCGACCGGCTCGAAGCGCATACGCTGCAGCAATGTCTCGGGGTCACCGGTTCCGCCAGGCATCTCGAAGTACTCGACCT